TCCAAGACAAACAAACTTTCTCAATTTATACTTATTTTTAGGCATGGGGTGCTCCACTAAAATTAATTGTTTAATAATTTTTTAATTTCATCAATTGTTTCTTGTGAAGTATTCGATTTCAAAACAAATAAACCTTCGCACCCATCGTTGCGTTCAGACCGAGAGGCTTTCGCACAATAGAAAAAGCGAGCTGTGGAACCTTCACTTGATTCACAAAGTGTTTTTGTGGAACCTGCAGGCTTACCAATCGAGTGACCCGTATTTGTATAAACATATGGTTTTGTCATTGCCCCCGATTTACTATGTGGAAATAACTCTCTCACTTCATCACTATCATCAAGAATTAAATTCGCCGGGAATCTTCCCAATACATTTGATTCGGTAACAAGCGTAGATTTTTTATTACTTCCAACGAATGATCCACCACGAATATCAGAACCTTGTGGTCGTCCAGTATTATCCGCAGTTCCAACCCTACACCCGTCAATGTTAATCCCACCCACGCCATATTTTAAAACGTTCTGCGCGACTGTGCCCGCCAATGGTTTACGAAAGAGCAACCAATCTTCGTGCGCCGGTTTGAGTGAGGTGCCGTAGCCGTCAAAAAGTTTAGCAATGTCTGTTGTGGGAGCGGTAATTTTATTATTGTTTCCCACATCAAACAATGCATTATCAAACGAATTGTGATAGTCCTTCTCGTAACCATATACTCTCGTTCTATTCCCAATAACTTCCCGCTCTGCTCCCAACATCGCATCCAAAGATTTACTTATATTTAAACTTTTCGGAAACCCACTTCCGAAAATATGTACAATTTTGTCGCGACATTCCCACCCCGCATTTTCCCACGCTGTAGCAGTCCAATGGCTCGTTCTCGGAATAGACCATACCAATGCGTGTCCACCGGGTTTAATGACACGCAGACATTCGGTAGCAACGGTTGTCATCCACGCTATCCACTGGTTACGCCCACCTTTGTCATGATCCCACTTTTTTCCCATGAATGAAATCCCTGCTGGTGGATCAGTCACGATGGAGTCGAACATATCATTATCAAACATCTTCATGACATCAAGACAATCCCCTTCAATTACGATTACCATCCAATCACCCCTAAAACTTTGCGGCTTGCGTCTTCTGCACCGTAACCAACTATTACCGTATCCCCTATCATAGTTAAGTAGTGATGCATTGCCTTTTGTTCCTCTGATAACACGCCGCCCTCTTTGCGCTTCATCTCAATCCATAAATGGTACTTCGGTACATACAAGTCGGGGACACCCGAAACAACCCCCTCTTTTTTTAATTTCTTCGCAGTTGACATATCCCTGTAACTTCCGTTAGGGATGGCAAAAATTAAGATGCTTGGATATTTATTACGAAACCACCGAACAAACCCCGATTGCCCCGAGTGCTCGTCGCTCATACTTTTCTCCTTATTTTTTCATTCCAAAATTGATCGTCAATCGGTACGCCACCACCAATGGTTTGTTGCTGCGTATGAATTGTCTGCTGCAATACTCTGGGTGCAAACACAAACCCATCTATACGAAAGAATTTGCCTTCTTTTCTTACGCGGATGTGCGTTGCTTTCTTCCAGGTGAATTGTTCTTTCAATGCCATGTCAACGGTTGTGGCACTACCCCCAAATTGTTTAACAAGTGCTCTTGCTTTTTCGGAAGCGTATCCTCCGTGATCAAGTGCTAACCACAACGCATACTCTTTTTCAATCGAGTCATAAAATGCAACCTTGACTGAGTCCTTGCCTCCTTGTTTCTTGTGCCTGCTTATCCACTGGTCTTTCACTTCTACTATGAATGGTAGAACTTGCGTAGAGAGAACCGGCCCTTCGTATGCGGTAGTTCCATGCGGAGATATTACCGGGAATGCCTGTTCGCAAACTGGACATATCAAAACTCTCGGATGAACAATTGCATTACATCTTTCGCACTGTTTCATGGGAGGGGTTGCCATAGGCATGCACAATATATCTTTTTTTCTTACGGGATCAAGTTCATCAATAAGTCCGTGTTTTAAAATGTTGCCACCAAAATCTAACAACAAACAATCTCTTTTGCCTGTATGTGTTCTCATACCTCGCCCACAGACTTGTATATATTTTCCAGTAGATAATGTCGAAAATAGAAGTGCTATCAAATCCGTGCAAGGGGCATTGAACCCTGTAGTGAGAACGCCAATGTTTACAATACATCTCAACTTACCCGCTCTGAATTTTGAGATGACTCTATCGCGCTCATCCAGTGGGGTTTCACCAGTAATAAGGTGACAGTCAATACCACGCCATTGCAGCGCACTTACAATGTGTTCAGCATGTGCAACGCCAGCCGCAAATATAATCCACGATTTACGCTTTTCTCCACACGTCACAATCTCCTCTACTGCAAGTTTTACAAGTATTGGATCGTCTGCGGCATATGCTAAATCTTTTGCATCGTACTCGCCAGCCTTTATTTTTACATTTGTCAAGTCAATTGATCTCATACCACCCTTTGATATCAACGGAACGAGAAACCCATCTTTAATAAGATTTTTGATCTCTGTTACATGCACGATTTCATCAAATATGGCATCTTTGCCTTCGTGTATTAAACCGCTCTCCAATCTGAATGGTGTTGCGGTGCATCCCCAAATCACAACATTCGGGTTGGCAATACGCAAATCTTTAAAGAATTGCTGATACCGCGAACCCGCCTTTCTTGAAATCGCATGACACTCGTCAATCACGACAATATCTATCTTCCCAAACTCGAATGCTTTGTTATAGACGCTTTGAATTCCACAAAAAAGAATTGGTTTATCCGTGTCCCTTGATTTAAGACCAGCCGAATATATACCAGTTATTGCTTCTGGCCAATATAACTTTAATTCCTTTTCGTTTTGCCAAACGAGTTCTCTTGAGTGAGTAACGATTAGTATTCTTACAAGTGGATTTTCTAAACCCACCTGTCTACAGAAATCTGCGATTAATAAACTTTTCCCAGATCCCGTTGGCATGACCACGACGGCGTTATTTCCTTTATCAGACTCCCAAAACTCAAATAAGTCTCGTATTGCTTTCTGTTGATATGGACGAAGGGTTAGCATGGGTTCACCAGCAATTCATTTAATGCTCTTGTGAATATGACGCTACTACTCTTCTTACAGTTGCACGAGTGGCAAAGTGCCTGAACGTTACCAAACGTCAAGCCTCCTCCAAGCGATACAGGAATGATGTGATCCCTTGTTGGTTTTAGATGTTCACCGAACATACGCCCACAATTGGAACATTTGTTATTCTGCATCTCTATAATTCTCATCCACTGTTTTACCGTAAGAGATGCATCACTATTCAAAATTCTCTGCCTCCGATTATGACTATACCATTTTGTTTTTGCTTGGCGTATTGGATTGAGATAATATGCTCTATCCGACACCCTGATTTTTTCTCTATTTGCATCACGATATTCTTTGGTTTTTGCGTTGTCGTAATCTTTATTTTGTTGATGCTTTGCTCTATGTCTTGCATTCAATACTTCGGAATTTGCTGCAAACCGTTCTCGTTTCTTTTGTTTTAGTAACTCAGAATTCTGCATACGATACACTTTACTGCGTTCCGATATCTCCTGCTTGTTGGCGCACCGATATAATTTTGCGTGTTCCTTTAATACATCTGCATTGTTTTCTCGGTATCGTTTGCATGCGGAACTGGTACATTTAATACACGTCGATCTTGGTTTTTTACTCCTATTTTCTATATAAAATAAACCCACGTCTTTCTCTACACCACACTGCGTGCAAACTCTTGTGGTCATTTTCTTCTCATCCTATTCCTCATTCTTAAGTATTGTTCTATCACCATTAGAGTATCGTATGTAATCGCAACGTTACTATATGGAGTATAATATCCGATAGCAGCAATCTCATGGTGGTGGTGCGGAAGTCCAATCGCGTCTATAAGGAATACCTTTGATTTTTGGTAATCAAACATAAATAAAACACCCCTTGCAATCAATCCTGTCTCTTCGCGCAACTCACGAACAGATGCCTCCAATCTGGATTCTCTTCCTTTCGGCCCACCACCCGGAAGAATAAACTTTGAATTGGGATCTTTACCTTTAACTACAACAATTCCTTTGGGTGTGTCAACTATTGCGGTTCCCCTTTTTCTCCCATACACTCCGATATGGTTCACCGCCGATCCTTCCTATCCCTATTCCAATAAGGAGATTTACAAACCGGGCATACTATGGGATCATCATGTGTTCTGGGGATCCACTTGTGACCACAACGTTTACACTCTTTGTCTGTTATCATAGTAATATCTTTTACGATATTAGTATGAGTATCTTTCGTCACCCAACTTTGTCTGCGTGCCCAGTTTGACAATCAACAACCCCCTGTAAATCCTTCGACAGCACCTCTCCAAATCCGTTAGTGATATCCCCGTAGGTTATGGTTCCTTTCTCTTCAGATGCATCAGTTTGTTCGAGTGGAACAACCCCAGGGACGAAGCAGTGTTTCTCGCACGCCATTCGCTGATCGAGCGGAGACAACACCCTGCCCTCTCTAGTGCACATCCACTTTCCATTTTCTTCTGCATTCACGAATGCACAAACTCTGCAACTGATTATCGGGAGTTTCCATTGGTGGCAAACATCTTTATGGTTACACCATTTGCATTCGAAATTGTCTGGAGTTCCAATTTGGTGTGGTGGGGAAGCAGAGAAAATAATACGCTCTGCTTTATTCTTCAACCGAAGGGCAACCGCTTCATCATAGTAAACCCGCTCTTCATAAATGAAATCCGTTTCTTTGCATACGGAAAGATACATTGCCCGTTCAAGACCCGCCCACCGCATGTATATCTGCATCTGTGCGTAATGGACTGGTTTTGCAGCAGCAACGCCATTCTTCGTTAATGCGTTGGTTGATTTGGTATTTGCCGTTTTAATTTCGAGAACGTGATATGTTTTTGGTGCTTCGGGAAACCCAATTGCTACGCCATCAAGTGAACCACCAAGATGACCACCAAAGTCCTCGTAGTGGATCTGCTTGCCCGAATACGGATCAACCGAATAGACGGTTATACCGTTCGCTCGCAATTCATCTATGATGCGGGACTCTTCCCTAAATCCAGTCTGGAACAACCGCAGCATTCTCCCATCGAACTTTGGTTCGGAACACCACAGAAAATCATACCACAACTTACGTTCACATGAATGCCCAATCTGTGATGCTCCCATATGGTTGCGTCTCCAGTCACCGTTCTTTTCTTCATACATTTTGTAGATCAAGTCTACTGTTAGTGTTTGCTCGGTTGGTAGTTTAGACATTGTTAAACCTCGTACATAACAACTGGCTACACGATGCCATATTGTCATAAAAAATAATTTATGCCTTCTTCTCCCACGGCATCTTCTTCTTTGCGGGTGCTGCTGCTTTCTTTTCTGTCGGCGCACTATCGCACACTTCGGAAAGTTTAACCCCGTCAATGCGTTTGTATTCCTTTATATCGTTGGTAGGGCCATATTTATCGTCTCCTGGCCTAATACCAAGTTTCACGATGAATGGGATACCGTGTAACTCTTCGGTTACATCTGGATGCAAAATTCCGGTTGCTCTGCATATTGCCGATAATGATCGCTCTGCGATCTCCTGTGCTTTTGGGGTTTCGTTTTTGATATTAAGCCGATCAAATATCAGCCTGCCTTGAAACTTACCGTCTGCAACATCATACGTTAGCAAAAGGTACTTATTCCTCTGTTCGGATTCGGGCTTGTCCTTGTCCTTGTTTGTTGGTTTGATTTCCGATGCTGAAATAACAACGGTGTATTCTCCAATCGGTAGTGGCTCGAATGAACCAGCCGGTTCAACCAAGTTTGAATCAAAATTAATTGCTGCCATAATTTAGGTTCCTCCATTCGGTAAATACTTTGCAAATTCTTCCCACGATAGCGGTACACTGTCTGGCATATGATAGCGGTTCTTTGCGGTGAATGCGGGGGAGATAGATAGGCGAAGTTCGCGTTTAACTCCAGCAACCGCACGGACACGCTTGTCATCCTTTTTACCGGGGATGGCATCCGCTTGCGTGTAAACTTTCTGTGCTGCAAACCCAACAATATCTGCTGTACCAACAATTATGGGAATAGCATACTTGTGGACATTCAACGTGTTGGTATCATAGGACGGGCGCTCTGGATCGTTAATATGAGTGTATGCGCTATGCGCAATCATAATTACAGTCATATTCTTTATGTCGCGTAATGCCGACACACATGCGAAAAATTCATCCCACTCTGTGTTTGCTTCTCTATATCCTTTGGCCCATCCTGGGGCTTCGATTGAAGAATAACCCATGCGCCTGCAAGTAGATGCCCATATGAGTTGTTCAAGCGCATCAAGACTATCAATCACGACTGTTTTGAAATCGTGATCCTGACTTCCAAGTGCTGCAAAACAATCTATAACATCTGCGAATGTTGTTGCGACGTGGGGCTTTCCAGATTCGTCCACTGGGATCGCGTGTATATCCTCCAAATCGCCAAGACCTTCTTCTGTTAGAATAAAAATTGGTTGTTCAGACATCGCTGCAAAGGTAGTCTTACCTACTCCGGGTGGCCCATACACTACAATGCGTGGTGATTTAACCGTGTTTTTTGAAATTGATTTGAGATCGATCATGGTGTTCTCCGTTCGATTGGTTGTTCGATTGGTTGGTTGCTCGGCGTGTTAACGCTCTGCGATACTATGTTAGATAGGTTAGTATTTATATCTTCTGATAAACAAAAATTATCATTTGGTAAATGATATATAGAAGGAAGCACAACTTACTTTCATGCTCACTTTAGAAGAAATTACAAAAATTTTACAAGATAGAAAACTCACGGAAGTATCCCGCCGCTCTGAAGTATCATATCTTACCGTGTGGCGCATCGCCAAAGGGATGCCTGGAAATGTAAGTTATGGGACGGTTGTTAAATTATCGGATTACCTAGAAACCCCGTTGTGATCTCTGTGC